GATGAAAACTGTGTAAACGTTAAGTTAGTTGTGCCGATGATCAACGGGTTTGCGGTCGTTAAGACATACGACTCCCCTGCACCTGTACTACCTTCTTGAACGAAGAAGTAGTCCCCCTGACCCAAACCTGTAGTGCTTTCAGGTCTAAAGGTGTCTGTATCCGTTGATCTCGTCAAAACCCAGTTTGTACCACCCGGATCCGGCGTTCCTACCGTCGTAACGGTATAAACACCATTCTCATAAGCGTTTGTCTGGTTATATACCAAGACTCTGTTACTAACAGAAAGATTTACTCCATCAATCTGTAACGCCGCTTTAGTGCCTGCATTCGTTAGCGTCGCACCAACACCTGCGTTCACCGTTCCTGAAATCGTCAACCCCGTGCCACTTGTCAGAGTCGTGATCTCTGGACCGTTGTAGCTCAAGGAAAGAGTAACTTGATTACCGGCAGGAACTGAGAACACATAGTACGCAGTGCCTGATGTAATCCCATTAGCCGTTGAAGAAAAGACAATCTGGTCATTTACAGACAGACTCGGAGACGTACTGAAGGTGAGGGTTTTATTACCACTGATCGTTGTTACCGTTACCCCCGTTCCTCCAGAGGTATAGGTAGCATTCAAAGCAGTTGGAGTTTCTACTCTTACAGGAGTGTGAATATCAATCCCTGTAGATACAGCGTCGTCTACATACTGCTTTGTGGCTAACTGTAACGCACTTGTAGGAGGCTGAGTAACCGCTACCGAGGTCAACCCACCCAACGTTAGAGAAGTAGCCCCCAGAGAGATTGATGTCGTCCCAATCGTGACCGCACTGTTCTGAAGGGATGAATTCGGGATGTTGGACAAAGATAGAGCGTTAGAGCTTCCCAACGCTACAGAAGCCGATCCCGAGATGCCACCAGAATAAGTAAACGAAATGGAAGAGTTCGTCAGCGAACCATTCCCGATGTTTGACAACGTATTCGTTGAGCCACTAATTGACTTGTTAGTCAGTGTCTGCGATCCAGTAAGCGTAGCTACAGTCGAATCTATAGCTATCGTGACAGGGCTGGATCCGTTGTAACTTGTCCCCGATAGTCCCGTTCCAATCGTTAGCGCATTCGGGTTGACAGCCGTTACCGTTACTGACCCGCCAAGGCTTACAGACGATCCGTTGATCGTAATCGAACTATTAGTGAGGCTTGCGTTAGCAATGTTTGACAGTGTGTTGTTAGAACCGCTGATAGTCTTGTTCGTAAGAATCTGAGAACCCGTCAGCGTCACAACGGTTGAATCTATGGAGATAGTCCCTGTCGTAGTAATAGGCCCACCAGTAAGCCCTGTACCCGTGTTTATTAGAGTTACAGCGCCCGCAGGGAGATTTGCCCAAGAACCGTTCTCATAGACCTCAAAAGCGTTGGCGTCAGTGTTGTACCTCAACCAACCATCTTGTCCCGCCGGTCGCTCTGCTGTCGTTCCTTGAGGAATCCTGATTCCAGCATTTCCGGGGATTACAGGATTGTTAGCTATTGAGAAAACAGGATCTGCTAAACCTGTAGGATTCGTAATCGTAATCTGATCGGTCGTGCCGTATAACGTCCTTGCGTTAACAGAACCCCCGCCAATTGAGAGCATCCCTGTAGAAGCAAGATTGGCAAGACTTAAAACAGCCCCCGTCAGCTCTAACAACGGATTCCCAGCGACACCGTTTCCGTTCGTTATGTTTAGCCCAGAACCTACCGTGAACGTTCTCGCAACTACGGTGCTGGAATCCGTCTTAGCAATGATGCCCGTCAGAGCGACTTCCAGACTCCCAGAAGCTCCGTTTAGGGTCAGTCTGTAATACGACTGCGCTCCGTTGTCCTGAAGCCCTAGACCTGTTCCTGTTGATAGATACCTGCTCTGAGGAAGGGTAGGCTCCTGAACAATCGTCAGAAAGGTCTGCTGAAGATTCGGGGCGTTAGCTATCGCTCCCGTGGTGGTTTGCCGAGTCTGCCCACCTTGGACAATTGCTACCGATTCCGTCCCGTTTAGTGGCGTAGCCTGCGGGAGTTGTGTAATCGTGACATTCGGCATTTTATGGCTGCGTGTTCAAACCATCGACGTTACCATCACCCTCGGGAGTTTGAGAGCTTTCTTGGGTGGAGATGACGTATCCACCGTATCCCGTGGTGATTATGTTGTTCGGGTCTACCGCTACGCTGACATCCGGCCTTGGAAAACGAATCGTAATCCTCTCAGTCTTTCTAGCGGGGAGCCTGTAAGGATCAAACTCATCTGCACACCCCTGATCACATACCTGCAAACCCGGAAAGTTTGGGTCTGGCCTCATTACAGAATGCGCTCGCTTCATCTTGCAGCGGTCACAAACTGCAATTGCAATATCAGAGTACCCAAGGGTGTCAAGAAACTTAGGCATGACTACCTTGAATAGACAGATATGTTCGGGGCCAAGTAAATCGGAGACTTGTCGCGCTCTTCATTCTCAGCAAGAGTCAGATACTTCTCTGCTTGACCCTCAAGATACTGCGCCCTAGCAAGATCAACCCCCGGCAGTTCTAGAGCCATCTGATGAGCCAACATATTCTGAATTGCCAGATACCACCTCTGAGGGATTTCTAGCTCTCCTGACAAGGCTCCAACGTCCATGATCTGTCTGGAGTACCAAACAGTCATCTGAATGAAGGGATCACTTGGAACCGGCCACAAGGTGATCTCTGCCTGTGGGATCGTCCTGTTGAACCAATACTGATACGGCTGGTTTGCAGTGAAGTTCTTGTTCGGCAAACTGGTGTAATCGTCCCGATTCAACCTAGCCATCGGGATTTCGGTTGAGTTGTTACCGAAAAACAGCTCCCTGACACTGATAGTCCCCCCTCCGGTCATTCTCATACGGTAATACTGCACCGTTTGACCGGGTTCAATGTCGTGCCAGATCCATTCGTTGTTTACCCAAACCTCTGCACCGGGGTCATACAACGTACTCCAAGTAATTCCATCTGCGGAATACTCGTAAATGACCGAAAACGTGCCCGAAACACCCGGCAAAACACCAATAGAACCCAAATAAACAGGATTGTCAGTCCCGTAATCTACTGCAATGTTGCCGTTTGCAGAGGTCTGCGTACAAAAAGTATTAATGTTGCCGTCAAAAGCGTTCTCTACGACACCTCCGGCGCTACTGGTGTACCCCCCAGTATCGTTAGGAGTCGGCCTGTTCATCTGCCGGTACATTACATTCAGTACGTCGTTACCTCCAATTGGAAGTTTGTAGATATACTGATCGGCTTTCAGACCGTAAACCTTTTTCTCAATGGCCCAATACTGGATGCCAATGTTGATCAGGTTTGACAAAAGAAAAAACAGACTCTCTTTTGCAGTGAGAATCTGTTCTGCGGTCAACTCTTCAGCTAACTTCCCACAGCGCCTAGCACCGTGATCTATGAGCTTCTGAGTGTTGATTACGGTTGTGCCGACTGTTCCTGAATAGGCCATCTACCACCCCGAACAAGCCCAACGTTTCATGGAAGCCCTTGCTCTTGAACCCTTTTCACTGGCCCGAGCAATAGGACCCATTCTGGCACAAAACGAGTCTTTTCGCTTCCCGCCTTCCGGCTGTGGAGGCTTTAGATTTGACCCCGTTTCTCGGTTGTACTTCTCGCGCCCCTTGGCCGTCAAGCCAGCACCCTTCTCAACAGGCAACTTTTCACCGCGACCGACAGCAAGAGACACCCCGCCGCTCTTCATTTTTTTCTCAGAAAACATCTTCTCAACCATGCCCAACCGTTGAGGCTTAGTCGTCACATCGTTGACGATTTTCAATCGCTCAGATTTGCTTTTGGACGGCTCATAAAAACCCGCTTTTTTCAAGGATTGAGCTACGCCGCCATCTTTCATTTTTTTGTCGGCCTTGACAAATTCTTTGCCGACCTTTTGTGGCACACCACCAAAGCCGCCCTTGGTGTGGGCGGCGGCTTGCATCAAACGATGTTGGGCTGGTGATTTGCTTGGCATGATTAGTCAGGGTTCTTAATGTAGATTCCTTCAAACTCAGCAGATACGTTTGAAGCTCCGGCTGAAGCAACTGCCCTAAGTTCAATGTCAGTTTTTTCAGCAAAAGCAACAGGCGTATGCAAATCAAGAATAAAACTGCCGTTACCAGAAACCCGAGAAGAACTTTGCTGCCTAAATACACCACCCAATGGTCTCTGAATCAACTGAAAATTTGTGGATGCATTTGCGTTTGTGTTCGCAGATGTGTAGTACACGCCATTCAAGTAGAAAGTGTATCCTGCTGGCACAGTCCAAAAAGCCATCTGGGTTTGATTCGCACCAATAGCAACCATGCCGAAGATGTTTGCAGGCACACCAGAGGTAACAGTACCCGTTCCTGCGTAGATAGTGCCTACAGCAGTTGCACCAGAGCCAGCGGTAACAACAAACATACGAAAAATTCGCAGAAAACTGTTAGTTGTGTTAACTTCGGTTTGACCGTTCAAGGTCACTGTTTCGTTGATCTCGTTGTAATCAGCATTAAGACCAAAAATTGCAATAGTTCTTGCGCCAGTTCCAGCAGCCGCGTCATCCACGCTGGAACTAGAAATTTTCATAACAGTTGCGGCAGCAGGATACGCATATGTTCCGCCTTGCGCCCAAATTGTTTCAACAGATGTACCAACATCACCATTGATGCCAAATTGGAACAAGGTTTTGTGGCCATCAACTTGGCCTCGCGCCACTTGCAACTCAAACGGCTCATACGCGCCCTGACGGGTCGCGGAAGAATATGTTCCCATTTTTCAATCCTCAAGGAAAGCGGGGGCCGAAGCCCCCACCTTGTTTCAGCACTTCGCTAGACCGCCGCGCTTCTTCTCTGGCATTACCGTGACAGACTTTTCAGTCTTGGTAACCGCCCCCGGCTTTTTAAAGTAATCCTTACCCTTCTGGTATAGCTCTTTCACTATACCAAGAGGGTTCAGAGCATCCTCAACACCTCGACGCGCTTGTGCGGCTGTTGCTTGAGGATCTTTAACAGTCAGACGGTCTTGTTCCATCGCTCGCTTTTCAGCTTCCGATAGACCACCCTCTTTCATCTTACGACCGTACTTGCTGTAGACCTCATTACTGTAAGCCTTCGCCTGCCGCATTGCAGTTGCATTCTCCGCTTTGTTCGCTTTTAGTAGACGAGCTTCAGCAGGAGTTACAGAACCACCTTTTTTGAAGGTTCCTGACAACTCATTAATGCTCACAGGAGCAGAGGGCTTTTTGCGGCCTTGGGGCATCGCTACGGGGGCACCGCTATCAACAACTCCCCCCGTAGCGTAGGCTTTTTTTGCCATGCCACCTTTCTTGTAACCGCCAGCGTTAGCCTTTGCTACACCGCCCGTCTTATACCCACCCGCATTACCCATCTTCACCCCACCCGTTTTCGCGGGCGAATGATCAGGCTTTGCAGTGTCCATCTTGGTGTTGCGGTACTTGCCGCCTTGACCTTCCGTGTTAATGATGCCGCCGTCTTTGTAACCGCCTTGGCCCATCACTACACCACCCGTTTTCAGACCCTTGTGAGCCTTACTAGCAGGTTTAGAAGCGTGTTCCTTCATCTCCTTGGACATGGCCTTCCCGCCCTCTTTCATCATGCGACCCGCCATACCTACCGGAGCAGCCGGAGCCGCAGCAGCAGGCATAGCCATCATCGCACGACGACGAGCAGCCATCGAAGGACGCCGAGGAGCCATGGCCGGAGCCATTCCACCACGAGCAGGCATTGCTGCTGTGGTGGTCCCCATGCCGGGCATACCGCCGGCTTGCATCTTCTTGACCTTGCCGCCCTTTTTGAGTTTTAGCTCAATAGAAGGCTCGGTGGTCATCATCTTAACCATCGGCTTGAACATTTCTCGCTCCTTAAACGGGGGTTTCCCCCCGAGTCAGTTAGGACGGATTCACGCCGATACCACCGGCGCTAGCAGACGGCGCAGGCATATCGACATAAATTTGTCCAAGCGACGAAGCATCGGAGCCGAACTCGGTAATGCCGACCATCATCGAATTCTTGATTACAACTTGACCACCAGCCGATGCCACCAGAGTAGCCAGCGCCGAAAGAGTAGTCGAGGTCGAACCAATATTGTTGATGAAGGAGCAGCCCTTGAACAGCGCATACCGATCCATGCCCGAAGCAGCACCGACCTTGATACCAATCGGAGTCGCCGCAGACGCTTGGAACGGAAGAGTGCAGTCAATGAACGAGTTACGAGCCGTGCCGCCAGCAAACTCAATGGTTGCATTCGCTGCACTGCGAGCTACGGTGTCACCACCGAGCGTACAGTTCATGAACGTATGCTCACCACCACCATTGAGCTTCAGCGTCCGAGCGTTCGCACCACCAGCAGAAGCTGCATCAGCCATGCCATAGATGCTTACATTGCTGTAAGCATTGCGAGAACCAGAATCAGTCCAAGCAATCATGCTGGCCGATCCCGTGGAAAATCCACAGAACACGGACAGATTGGCAAAGTAACAACCCGAGGCAGTGACATTGATGAACGCATCACTGTTGAACGTCGTTGCAGTGTAAGTGCCGGTCGGAGGGGCAATACGAGCACGCTGGGCTACCGTCGTCGGAGCGCAAACACCAATCAGATGAGTCGCGTTCTTATTCCAGTTCAAAGTACCAGCGGTAGCAGCCGAATTGATGGACTGAGCCAGCGCGGTACTAAGACGGGCAGAACCCGTCGAAGACCCGTCGCCAACCAGAACAACAACATCGTTGTTACCAGCAGTGCACTTTGCCAGAGCACCGTAAAGCGTTTTCAGAGGCAGTTCAGGCGTACCGTCGTTACCATCAGCACCATTCACCGGATCTACAAAATAGTAGTTACCCGTGAACGGAAGCCCACCAATGGTTCCCAAAACCGGCACCCCGAAACTAGTAATCCCATTCGGGAAATTAGTCAGGGACATTTGATTCTCCTAAAGATTCGTATGAGGATTAGTAATCAGTAGCGGTTGTTGGATTCCCCAAGAATTTAGAACCCTTGGGGTTTACCAGTCACCGTTACTGTTTACGTCATGCCCCCGGAGTGCCGTAAATAGCGCGTGGATCCGTGAACCCGACGTCGTAACGCTCTGTCGCCTTGTAGCGCATGGTGTCGGTTTCAAAGTCACCTTCCATGGTTTTCTCAAGGCGGCGGCGCATGAGGAGTTTCATGCCTTCGGGCGCATCGGTCTGAACCCACCATGCAGTCGGGGAAGTCAAACGCGACAGAACAGCGGCACCTTCGTCGAGCAAGCCAATTGACTTGATCGGGTTGATGTCGTTGTTAGCGTTACCCGAACGCAGGACGGACTTCAGGAGAACCTCGGCTTGGAAGACGTTGCCCGGAGCCACAACCAACTGACGGGGCACCAGACGAATCTTCTTGCCGTTGTTGTCTACCGCTTGACGGATCTGGATCAGCATCTGTTCCAGCGAAGTCTGCGAGAGAACCGCAGCAGTCGTCAGAAGGTTGCTGAACGTACCGTTAACGATAGGATGAGCGTTGCTGTTCAGAGCAACACCGTCACCGCCGGGATATGAGGCGTTGAAGGCGCGGTTCAGAACATTGGCACTCAGCGTCTCTTTGGTCTCAATCAGCGATTGAGCCAGATGACGGGCGTAAACCTGACCGATACGGATATGGTCGCCGTCCTCAACAAGCACTTTCGTCAGAGCAAAGGCCAGACCATAGACCTTGTAGACGTAACGCTTGAGGAACAGCACTCCACCCTGCTGATAGGTCACCGGAGTGCCATCAGGAAGCTGCGGAGCCGCGCCAAAACCGTACAGAACGGGTTCTTCGTGGTAGTTACGGGGAATACCCTCAGACTCGCGGAACACTCGGCTCCACTCGTCAGTGCGCTGATCGTAAACACCATCAAAGCACTCGTTGAGGATAGGTTCGACAATTGACCGAAAATCGGTACTACGCATCGGGGCTGCCATGATCTAGCCCTCCTTATACGGCAATCGGCGTGAAATTCGCGCCGGAGACACGAATTTGGCCGTACTGATGTTGAGAAATCGTGGCGCGAACAATAACGAAGTTGTCACCCCAGTCATTGTCGGGATACGGCGCAATATCAACGATCCGCATCTGAGCTTCACCGTTTGCACCAACCAAACTGATGCTCAAAGTGGCTTGGCTAAGACCCGTGGTCGTAGAACCCGCAGTGGTGTTGCTCAAATCAGCCTCATCGCCAATCGAGGTCTGAGCAAGCGTACCGTCAGCCTGAATTTCATAAACAATGTTGGGATCATCATAGAAATACGCGACTACCGAACCAACCTGAAAACTTTCGTTAGCAGGCCAGTAATTTGAAACACGACGCCGACCCGTGGCATCCGTCCACTCGACACCCGCAAAGGCACCAAGGAACGCATCGCCAGCAGCAGCGACAACAATATAACCACCAGTATCCATCTTGACCGGCTGGCCCTTCAGGATGGTAGTGGCATAACCCGCCGAGACGTTTCCGCTCGTCGAGACCGCTTGAATTCCGTTAGCAAGAGCCTGAGCACGATCCAGACCACTGGGGTGAAATGCAGGCCGCAAGCCGAACGGAGCACTAGTTGCAGACATAGTAAGCTCCTGTTAACCCGAAAATACGGGAGTTTTGACTGGTTCATCCAGCATTCCAAAGCCCTCACCCTCAACCTGCCCGAGAGACCTCCCTCGGCTATCTCGACCCTGAGCTTGTTCAGCTTGATACCGAACCTTCTCAGCCTCTTCCATAGGAAGATGATGGTGCATATGCAACATGACATCCTGATACACATCCATTGGGATCTTGTACAAGACCATCTCGTTGCATGAGATAAAACCAGTGTTTTCTCCAGCCTTTACACGGTAATTTTCAAACCCCGGTAACTCATCTGACTTAACAGGTACATACCCGAGTCGCATCCGCTTATCAATGCTGTCGTATCCATTGGTGGTTGAAAGCCAGCACAAATGCCATCCCGGAACATCCGGGGTCTTTGGAAGTGCTGATTGGGTCCACTCATCGCTCCACATCTTGCGACGTTCCTGCGTGGAATGGAGAGAATCGTCTGAACGGGTTACGTCCTCGCTTGCGCGAGTTTCGCGTCCGCCAGCGTTAAGAGACTTTTTTAGGCGAGAATCCATGGTTTTAGCTCCGTCGTGCGTCTTGGGCGTATCGTTTAATCATTTTGGCGCGTTTCTCTGGGTCTTCCCAAAATCCCGCATCCTTCATCGCTCGGACTTGCTCGGGACTCAATACAAATTGCGCCCCTCCTCGCGGTGCTGATTCACGACCAGATCCCGTTACTACACTTCTGGGCTTCCTCCTTGGCTCGTCTGACTGATTGTACCTATGTGGGAGTCGTTTTTGCAAGCGATCATTTAATTCGTCCCAATACTCTTCCGTATTAGGATCCCACCCTTCTTTATGAAGTCGTTGGTCAATGATCTTCGCAATCTGACTATCTTCGTCATTACCGGCAGGGTCATACCACGGGTTTGTTTCCATCCACTGATTTGCATGACGCATCAGTTGAGGATTTACCGCGCCCGATTCCTGCGTCTGAGATTTTGCCGCCTGCTCTTTGGCTCGCCTCAACGCCTCTACACGGCCCCGAGTTTCATACCAAAGCTCTTGCGCTTTAGCCATCTCAGCGCCGTTAGAACGATTTCCCGCATCACTGAGTTTTGCCATGGCATACTGAAGACGCAGTTCTTCGTCCTCAATAGCCTTGTCTAACCTTGCCAAGTCTGAACTGTGAGTTTTCTTCTCTACTACAGACAGACGCTCCATAAGGTCTTGATTCTGCCTCTGGAGCAATTCAAGACGACGATCCTTCTCTTCGTTCGTGCGCTTGATTAAATCCTTCTTGGCCCTGCGCCTAGCTCGTCTGGCAGACCGTACAGCCTCGGTATCGTCTGGATGATCTTCATCATCAACTTCGCCGCCTTCGGCCTTCTCTACAGGCGCGTCTTCTTCTTCCTTTGGGGTCAAATCTTCAGGAAGTTCTACAACGGCTGAACCGTCAACTTCCTCTTTGATATTTAGCTCTTCTTTTACTTTGGGATCGTTCATACAAATGCTCGCATCGACAAGGGATCAGTCGTCACTTTTGCAATGACTTCGTGATCGTTAAAGATTGCAAAGAGCACTGGCTCTTCATCCTCTTTTTCTCCGGGTACTTTGACTTCCCAACGATCCCCGCCCCACTTGGGAACCCGAATGAAGTCTCCAGCAACACACCATGAACCTTCCGGCCATGGATTCATGCTGTCCCGATGTCGATAAGCTAGTGGACCAATCGCTATGACTTTAGCAATCATGTTTTGCCACTTTTCTGCCTCTTTCGTCTCTGAAACCAGAATCAAACCACTCTGGGTTTTCTTTTTGGTGCGGCGCAGTTGTACGAGAATCCGCCCACCAAGAGGAGTAGCACCGGGATTTACACTCGGGAATGCCCAAGCAAGCTCAGCTTCGTTAGAAGCTACCGGCTCATTCATGTTCATCTTCGTCTCTTAAAAGGTTATTGAGAATATCAAGCGATTCCTGTAATCCTTGATATGTTCCAACCATGCGGTGATACGCCTCCCATGTCTGCGCTTTTCCCAGCGCAAGGGCCAGAGATATTTCACTCTGTGAGGCTTTGATACCGCCGATCAGATCACTGACTGTCTTCATTTGCGTTTAAGCAGCTTTGCCTCCTGTTTTTGCGGTTGTTTGGGTTCCATGGACTGTCCGTTCAGCGGGACGCCCATTGCAAGCCTTTTATGCTGTGGAACATTCACACTCTTTTGGTCTTTGTCGCTCATCATCAACTCCTATTGGATTGTGTAATCAATAATTGTTTTATCTTGATCTAGTTTCAACCTAGCAGCGTCTCTTGTCAATCTGGCGGTTTCTATACGCTCCTTGGTTTCCTGATCTCCAACTGCAATCGCCATTCTCAACTGCAAATCTTCCATCTCCATTTGCTGTTTCTGTTGTAGCTCCAGCATCTGAAGTTCAAGTTTCTGCTGCATCTCCTGCCCTTTAAGCTGGAGTTCTGCCTTGTCACGCTCAGTCCTTCTTTGAGTCTCAGCCATGCTCGTCTGTAGCAGAACCTGTCCGTCAGGCGTCAAATCAGGCTTCGGCTTGAACTGTTGCGCCTGCTGGACCATCTGTTGAATGATCGGCATGATCCCTTGCAGGGTTTCCTGAGCATCCATGTCAACGTGCTGAGAAGCCGCCCCAAACATCTTGTCTACAGGCTTGGGATCGGTGATTAGCTCGTAATCCTCCAACTTCTGACCCAAAGACTGATGAATATAGCCTTCCATACGGTTCAGATACCACAAAGCTATGTGCTGTTTGATGTGCTCCATCGCTTTCGGAAGGAAGCTCGGAGCAATCAACGGATTCCCACCCAATACCGGGTTCTTTGCATAGTCCAAATGCGCCTGAATATGCCCCAGATGGTCCTGTTCAGGGTAAGCAAAGGCAGACTGACCAATGCTCATGGCTACGTTCTCATTAGCAGGATCCTGCTTCTGAGGCCCCGGCATATCGGTCATCAGTTCATTGATCGCCGGTACTTTAAGCTGCTTCAGGAAGCGTGATATGACCACTCTTCGATTAAAGAGGTCCGGGTTCTTCTCTGCGATTGACATGACCGCTTGAGATTGGGCCATTCGCTGAGTTTCAGAGAAGATGTGAGGATCACTGACAGGAACAACGTCCGATACTTTTGCAAAGTCTTCCCTCTTAATGTCTAAATCAACCATATCGTCGGATCTAGCCATGTCATCTAGATACCAACGGTTGATCCGTTGCAGAATCTTCAGAACCCTCGTCTGACTCTTGTGAAGCCTCGCGTGAATACTCGAAAAGACCGCCGCTCCCTGTTCAATAAGGGCTTGTGTAGTCCCCACAGGAGCATTAGCAGTCACATCTGCGATCTTTTCCTCTGCTGTCGTTACAACCCCCTTAGCAGCGGTCGTCAGGAACCCCAAAAGTTGAAACAAAACCGGACTCGGGGGGTTAAATGGCATCGGCATCGCAATTTTCCGAATGTCATCTACCCCCGGAGCTGCTTCCAACTCGGCAACTTGGGTCACTTCGACCTGCTGAGACTGCCCCGACAGCTTCGCTCCCTTGAGTTTCAGCATCGTTGCTGCATTGTTGATGTGGGCAGAGTCCAAAAGTGCCCTCAGAGAGCCTGTAAGGGCCGCAGAAAGCCCTCCAATCAGGTGCGGAAGGCCAATAGCGTAAGCACCACGCCAAGGAATGAACTTAAACTCGACAATCCAATCGAGTTTCGTCATCGTTTCCTCGCCTTCCTCCCAATTTCGGTACAAACCGACGACTTCCGTCTCCAGTTCGTCAATCATCAGGATGTAAGGCGCTAGATCTCCCTTCGTATAGCTATCACTTTCCAGTTCCAGCCATGTATAAACGTGGTAAACACGCCGTACACCGTCTTCGTTGTCGTTATCTGACCTTCCCTCTACCTTGTCATTGGCCTTTTGTGGGCCTGTAGGCTCAGGAGCCATCGTTGCACGAATGTATGACGTATCCCGATACAAGCCAGAACGGATTCGTTGCTTGTATTCGTAGTTGGAAATGTCGTGAACTTCCGTGACCCGCTGACTGTTGTAGAAGTTCGTCGCCGCAAACGGCAGAATCACGTTGTCAATCGGCAGAAACTCCGCACAAGGCCTCTTCTGACGCTCGTCATACCAGAGTTTTAGGTACTGACTACCTCCAAGAGGCAGTTGAGTGAGCATCTGCTCCAACTCATCCGAGAACTCTGGGATCTGTTCGGTCAACTGCCAGTTCATGAAGTCGCGTTTACGATCCGCAACCTCTGTTTTTTCCTTAGAGGTCTCCCCCAGAATCTTCGTCCGGGTCGGCCCATCAGGAGGAAACAGTTCTTTAATGGCTCTGGAAGCGAAATCTACGCATCCTTCAGCCATTACAGGATGCACGACTTTAGATGCACCGTTAAACGAAGCGCCTCCGGGAGCGTCATTCCCCAATCCGGTACGTCTGATCCCCTCTTCGTACTGCTTGTCCCGCTGTTTCCTTGCGTCTTTGTCCTTCTCGATCAGCTCGATGTACCGCAGAGCAAAGCCTGCAACCTCCAATGAGTCGGCAGATTCAGCCAGATTCTCATAGAAGTCTGGGTTCTCTATCGGACCTTCTGGGAGAGTGACAACAGCGGAGCCATCAGGAAGCTCTTCGATCTCGGATTCAGAGAGATTGATATCCAACTCTGGTTCTGGTTCCTGCCGGAGCAGATCGCCTTGAGCGAGGCCCGGAACACTTCTTCCATAGTCCTGCTCGATGGGGAATTCGGTTGCCATCTTATTTCCTGTTCATGGCGGCAAGGCCACCTTTAGCTTTGCTTAATTCGGGGTTGGTAGTGTCATCCCCCAATCCTGCCATCGCCGCGCCTGTTATTGGAAACACAGATCTAAAATCCATGGACTGTCTTGGAAGCGCATCCGTCATAAGTAAAGACTCTCGATTAGCGCCAACTAGCGCATCAAACATGGGCGACCCGGCCTGCTGAAGCATTCTTTCCAGATTAGAAAGCTCTGCCATGTTTGGTTTGGATTTTGAAACATACATGGTTGCCGTAGCGTTGGCTCTTTCCAGAGAGCCTAAAAGTTGTTTAGCCACACCTGTTTGACGCAACGTCCCAACATTTATATTTGTCAATGGAATAAACGCAACAGGTTGCCTCGCGGCATTAAACAATACCAACCCTGTTTCGTCGCCAGCAATTTTTTGAGCTATATCTTTTGCTTGTGTTGGGCTTTCTACTTTTGTTGAATCCAATAAATTTGCTTTGCGAAAGGTTCGCTCCACCATATCTATTGATTTAGTTCGCGCCGCAGCAGGAATGTTGTTGTTAGCAATATCAATTGTTCCATCTGGCGAATATGCGGCAAACTTAGACTTTCCAATTGCAAGAATACCGCGCATTTCAATTCCCGTTCCCCGCGATATATTGTTAATTGCATTTGCTAGGTTTCTGTCCGCCGACGACAGTTCCGGGTTGCCGCTTGGATGATTATGGCTTATCCAAAAACTTTTTGCTTTAGGCGTGTTGGCGATTGCACCCAACAAGGAAAACGGCTCCGCTGATGTTTGCGAAGCCAGTCCAATCGTATGCCTGATAATTTGTATGGGCCGGTCGTTTTCGTCAAGCACAACCGCAACCAATTGTTCTTGTGGTGATTTGCGAAGACCCGCCGTAATATGTGCCGCCTGTTCGGGCGTAGATGCCTGATCAAATCCAACGGCTACATTTCTGGCTTGTTGAAAAGCGGTGCTAGTGGCAAATCTTCCGTCTGGAAGTTTGACAAATTGTACGGATTCAACAGCTCCGGCCCCGTCGTCAATGGCTGGCTCAGATTTTGCAGATGTAATACGTTGTTGACCCGGTAAGGCACCGGATCTGGCGTTAACTGCAAGCGGTTCTTCAACGGCCAATGGTTCATTTAGTTGCCTTGGAACATCAATGTTTCTTGATATGTTCGCAGGAACATTTGTCCTTGCAACGGCTTTTCCAATATCCATGGCGGTTTTGCCGCCGCCAAATAACTCTCCAATTGTTTCTGAAATGTTTGCAGACTGTCGCCTAATTTCATCTGTTTCACTTACAGGAACCAGTGGGATGTTCAAGCCTTGGTCAAAAAACCTTCTTACGTCTTCAGTTGTTGGTAACACTGTTCGTTTCTTCATGCCTCGCAGAAACGCATCAATCCGGCTTTCTTCAGGATCTGGAGAGATTGCCGAACCAACACCTCTCGTTACTGAAATAACATCGCCCGGAAGTCCAATAGTTCCCTGAACCGCCCCCTTGCCAAGACCCGCGGGGATGTCTAGTAACATTTTACCGAAGGTTGACAATGGAATGTTTTTGGCATCTTGTGGCAAGGTCATCATTGTTGCCGCTTCTTGCAAATCCGGTGACTCACCGTCTGCCATCTGCTTTTCATTAGCTAACTTCAGGGCTTGCATGAATGCCTTGTCTTCTGGCATCCCTTGTTCGATCAGTCTGGCTTTGATGGTGTCGGTGTTAGATACCAACCCACCTTCCTTGAACATCGGTTGGCCCTTAGATAGAGCCTCTTTCATCTTGGGAGTAATGTCGATGTAACGGACAGGCTCATCAAAGCCAGCATATAACTTATCTCTAGCTTTATCGGCATCTCCATAACTGTCAAATCTTTTCGATACGTCTACAGTTGCTGCATCGCTTCTGCTTGGGTCTTTGCTTCTTAGCCAATACTGCTTACCGTCACTAGCAATCTCTATTGGAAACGGCCATTCTCCCTTTGTTTGTAAAGCAGTATCCCCAACCTTAGCATCGAACTTCTTGCCGTACTTGTTTAGGAAGCCGGGGTAGATCTCGTCGTAATACTTCTTCATCCCCTCGCCGCCGATAGATAGATTGTCTGCTGACAACCGCATCCAATCAGGACGCATCGGCCTATCCGCTGCAAGACTTTCGCCAGCATTGGCGCGAATCTTTTCGGCGATCTCTTTGCCTACCTTTTTTTGCAAGTCTTTGTATGACAGATCATCCAACTCAACCACAGGCTTGCCATTCTTCACCCCTACTACTTCGTATCGAATCTCGCCAGCATCAGTTTTGAACGGCTCATACTCAATAGCGTCTACATTCGCCCTCAAAGCGTCTGTATAGCGATCTATCTGCCTTTTGCCTGTGGTGATACCAACCCTGTCGTATCCCTTGTCTACAGCCTCTTGTAAGGCTCTCTTTAATACTAGTTGATACCAGTCTTCTTTGAATGGAGCGTCGGGGACGCCAAGAGAACTTGAACCTGTCGCGTTAGCAATAGCCCCTTCTCTTGTTGGGCTTGCAAAACCAACTTGTGTCTTTGATCGGTCAAACACCATGAACTCGGTGCCGATTTGCGGACCACCGCGATACCCGTATTTGGGCACCTCAACTACTTCCCATCCCGCTGGAAGTTGACCCGACTTGCTTGCGTAACCTTTCTCCCTCCCCGCCTGATGCCAGTCTGATTGAATCTCCTCAATCAATAGCATCTTCTTTCCGTCTGCATCTACTCGGTCATTGACTCGCAGATGAGCTAGGACGTTAGGTTGATCCCAGTGGGAGGAGCGGTAATCTGTTCTATTCTCAAACAATCTACGAGACTCTTGAACAACCTCATCTTTTTCCGCTTCCGACAAAAACCGCATTTGCTTACCAAACAACTTTTGCGCTATTTGATCTGTGGTCATGCTATCCGAAGGCAACGTCAGCAGAATCTCTCGGTAGTTCTCGCCACCGGGAAGGGTCCATTGGGAGTGTCTGGTTGGCTCGCCTTTAGGAAGGTCATACCTTTGGTTCTCTAACTTTTCCAACATTTCTTTCATGTTGACAATCTTGTCGTACTTTAATTGCCAATCAAATGGCAACTCATTCAACATCTTGTCATCACGAATTTCTCTAAACAGATAGCCACTGTTTTGGAAATCTTCTTGAGCCGAAATGATCTTGTTTTGCAACTCGTCTATTTGATTAGTTAAACCCTCATAAGATCGAGTTCTGTGGCCTAACTGAACTTCACCTAGCTGTACCTTGTTTTCCGCCAAGTAGTCCTGAATCTCTTTCTTGCTGACATTCTGCTTTCCAGCAAGGAAATCTTTCAGTCCGGTGTATTCCAACTCCTCATCCTTAACACCGGCTTTTCGTAGATCACTCAGGAAGCCTTCGCCCCTTCCTTGACCTCTTTGAAGATTCAACGCCGCTTCTTCAGCAGGGCTGTACAGTTTCATCTCATTACGGGGCGCTTCGACCCTTTGGGGGACCATGAAACTCTGCGTCCCTTGCGTCATCCCCTGAAGGATCTCAGCAGGTAACCCACCCTTTTCCATCGTGCTGTAGACCTGCTTCTCGACAGCCTTCTCTAGACGGCCTCCAGCGGCCTGTAAAGCCCTCTGAGCCATGGCATTAACGTCTGCTGCTTTAGCACCCGCCTGAGCGACAGCAGGACCCGCTAGGATGTTTGCAGGGGAGGTGAAGGCTGTAGGCTGCATCGGGAAGGCTTCTGCAACCTTTCCTAAAGCCTCGGCAGCAACATCGAAGTATCTTTCACCCGCAGGTGTTTGCGGAGGACGGAATCTCTTGGCTTGGAACTCAGGCCCCATCTTCCCCATGAACTGGGCGGGAACACCGTGTACTAACGCACCAAAAAGAGAAAGACCTGCATCCGCAAGTCCTTTGGCTTTATCTAGCTTCGTCTCGTCCGGACGGAAGATTGATCGAACATCACCACCAAGAATAGGTTCTTCAACCGGAGGGATGTCTGATAAGGGTTGGGTCATCGGCAGACCCCCGAGGATTCGTTCCATACTTCCTCCTTACCCCATGAATGATATACCGTATTGTCAGCCCCGCCTAGCAAGTTCACTGACACACAGTTTGCAGATTTTCCTCCCCGGATTCACCGTTGGGAGAACTTGCTTCGCACCCCGCCTCATTTTCTTCTGACTCAGCATCTTGCAGTAGGTATCCTTACCTCTCCAAAGATGAGCTGATGTAGTTAGATTATCGGGGTTGTAGTAAAAGGAGTAAGTTTTATTCATTGATATAGGTTCTATTATGTTTTAGAACCCCTTGGTGGTGAGTTTTGAGCATAGCGAAGCCTAACCGTAACTAAACAGTTTTCGCTCCGCTAGCGCGAGTTCCCCTTGTATGGAGCCGTTCGTCGCGTTCGCGTCGTCCAGACTTTTCAGTACACCACCGCACTCTAGACCTAGCCCATGCTTCCCGCTTTGGCTTGCTCGTGTAACGGGATAGTTTCTACAGACCCACCGACGTACCGCAATCTGTAGAGGCACACCAAAGCAAAAAACCCATTGGGTGACAGGCTTTAGGCTTGGTTTGCCGCTACATGGTTGGTCCACACCCCTTCCATGTGCTTTGACGAAGCCCGGCCCCCAATGGGTTCGGTATTCGCTGTGTGGCGCTGCTATCGGATTACCAGCCCGACAGTGATTAGAATTTTATCCACCTGATTATCTCTGTCAATACGCAACATAAAGTTAGATATTCAACCTGTAAGCAATCCTTACCAGTTCAGATTGCATATGGATTCTCTCGGGTCCTTCCAGAGTCAACATAATCCTCTTCGTCCCAATCATCTCTGGGGGGAGGGTCGACTTCCAACCAGCCTGCGTCTCTTAGCCACCTTAAACCCTGTACCCCAGCGTCTACTAGGTCATCGAATGTTGACTCAGGGAACGAACATATCTGCGAGATGAATGGCTCTGCCCAGTCTTTCACAAATCCTTTCCTTCTATCGCTTTCAGGAACCCATACGCGCCCTCTGGCGATCACATGGGACACGATGTTCAGCCGCTGCATCTTGTCGGCTCTGCCGGGGTTGTACGAGGCTACAGGCAGGTGCGCCCTCATCAGATCCTGAATTAGACTGATCCCCGCAGACTTATCCTCAATCAAGATCGCATCTACGCGCTTCTTGTCCCGCCCCTCTCCGTAAATAACCTCATAGTCATCAATGACTCTCTGCCTGAGATCAGGGTACTGCATCCGATCCTGCCAACAATCAATGATCATCACCGACATTGGCCCATCCTGCGGTTTAAATACCCCATAAGTCACGCACGCCGTGTAGTCGTTCTGAGTCTTCTCCGACGTAGCACAATCGTAGCTTTGTAGGATGTACTCAAACTTCGGGAACTCTTTCTTTGAGGGCCAGAGCTTGAACCACTCCCTCTTTACGATTCCCCCATCCTCTGGATCGATGATCTCTGCGTGGATCTCTTGTCTACCTAACTTCGTACCTTCGTACTGGAGAATCTGCCTCTGAAAGTTCTCAGACAGGTTCTTGATGTTGGCATAGGTACTAGCTGTTGTAACCCGAACATCATCCCGATTCAGCAGATCCAGAATCAGGTCCTTAGGTCTCGGGGTTGTCGTACAGATCAGTCGGGTCGGCATATCAGGAAGTTTTAGCCGCAGACCAAACTGCATCTGATCCCACGCCTCTTGTATATAGTCCCAAGCCGCTAACTCATCAGCCCATCCACCGTTGAACTGTGGCCCCCTGAATCGCTCGGGTTCACTAGCAGGAATCCCTTTGATGAGACTCCCGTTCGTCAGCTTTAGTTCGTGAAGAGCCTTGTTGTAGTCGGCTACCAGTATCTGAGGAATAACAGACAGCAGCCCTGAATCGCCTTCAAAGCAAGTTGCACGAACGTCAGACGACGTAGGAGCCGCTACCAACCACCGAGTCTTAGGATAGGTCCACGCCCACCATCCGATCTGTTCTGCGGCTGTTCTGGTCTTTCCAGCACCCCTTCCTGCTAGCATCAGCCAGATCGACCAATCACCCGGAGGAAGGATTTGGTGTTTGTGAGCAGCAGACAACCAATTAGCCCTCCATGCGAAGGCTGCTTGATCCTCTTGAGACAGTAGTTCGAACTTCCTTCGTGTCTCCGGGTCTTTCAATAGATCAAGGATGTCATCCACGTTGAAACGCACTCATCGGGATCAAGAGACAAGGCTCAATGTCTTGAGGGTCGTTCCTGTCGAGTCTGCCACCTAAGACTAGTTTCTTCGACCTTTCTTTCGTCCACCATATCCCGTCAGTCAGCTTAACTATAAGAATCAGGGGAATGTTCATAGAGTCAGCAAACGTAGCTCCCATGACCCACTTATGAGAGGAGATCATGTATCCACCCATCTGATCTATTTGGGAGTAGGAATAGGACCGACACTTGACCTCTGCAAGAGCAACGATGTCTGCACCTTTGGTGAGGCAGTAATCGACGTTGTACTTGATAGGGAGCTTGTCGAAGTGGCACTTCCACCTTTTGGACATCTCAAGAGCCACGGCAGATTCGTTCTGGAGATCTTGGGAGGACTCATACAGGGGCCTCAAGCCGCCACCTTGTAATCGTGGAACACAGTTCCTTTACTGGGATCCCCTACCTTACAGGGCTTGACCCAGACCTTGCCCTTCGGCAGCGACCTCCAGTGCCCTCTGCGGTCATGCGCCCTCGGGGATGCGTGAGTACCGCTACCTTCTCCCTTCTGTCGGGGTTTGACCTCTACAGTTGTCCATGAATACTGAGGAGGCTTCCCCTGAGCGATCTTTCTGCGGGAGGTGAAGGAGTCCTTCGCTTGCATCCTGAAAGCCGTCTGTGGGGCTTCTAAACGAGTCAGAAGGGTATCTAGTAGCGCCAGTGCTGCTCTGGCTGCTTGTTTCTGCTTGTCATCCGTATAGATGATCTTCAGATTGCCTTCGTGCTCGCAGTACGCAAACGGGGCTATCTGAAGCATCTTTGGGGTCAACCAGAACCCTGCTACGGCTACGTTGTCTGATCTAAAGGAGGCTCGGATACAGAACTTGTCTGGCCCCGCAATCCCTACGAGGATGATGTCATCGAAAGGGAGGTGGAGCAGCCGTTCGGGATCGTTCTCCCAGTCAATGTGAGAACCCACATTGCCCAGATCAAACCAGTGAGACTTTTCGGGGTGGTCAATGATGCGGGACAGTTCGCGTACCAAGGGAGTCATTCTTCACCTAACTGTCTACGGGTTTCCAAGTTCGTCAGGACAGCATCAAATAGCTGTCGGCTCTCTATCTTGATCGGAGCGCCGTCTTCAGCACCCGTCAGTGCTACACGGTCTCCGTATCGTTTGGGATCCCACTTAGCCAATAGCTTTAGACGGGTCTCGATCTGTAGCTTACGGTGGCCAAGCATATCCTCCTTGCGGACAATCAGCTTCTCACCGTCATCCGTGACGATCTCGCCGTACAGCGGGGTGTTGGCTATGGTCAGACACTCTTCCGCCATAGCAGCATAACCAGCCTCTCTAGCTCGCGCGATGGCTGCGGAAAGACCAACACCATCTTCTCCGGCTGAATCGTCTCTGTACACCCAGTCATAAACTGTGCGCCAAGCGGGCATCCCTTCCATACGACATATCTCTCGTAATGGAACGCCTTCGCTGAGTAGCTCACATATCTTTTGGGCGACCTCTGGACTGTACTTAGAGGGTCTACCAGTTTTTTTGGGTTCTACAGGCTTTTGTTTTGGGCTTTCTGCCTTTGGCATATTCATCTCCAATACGACTGGGGGCTACATCCTCTCGCTGCTGTCCGGACAGTGGATCGGAAAGCCTTTCGGCGTCAAAGTAGCGACCTTCAACCAACCCCCATGCGTGTTGGTCCTGCTGATCGGGCAGGAACACGGCTAGTCTTTCCTAGCTGTCATCTCAGGTCATTCGCCTAGGGCTGAGCCGCCTATGGTATTGCACCGTAAATCCGGCTTGCTGGTCGTCACCAACACGGCTGGGGACTGTACTGGGCCAGTCTGTTCACCGCCGCCGAAGCAACGGACAATCCCCATGCGTGTTGCTCCCCGTCTTTCCGGGGTGTCAGCCGGGTCACATCTCACGAAGGAGACAGATTGATGCCCCGGTTGCAGGTGTTCATCCACCTCCTGCTGGGAGCAGGTCTGGGGAGAAGCAAGCCACCAGAACCAGCAGGATCATCATAACGCTAACAAGTATCTTATCGCCCAAGCTCTCGTGCAAACTGTTTGACGATCTGTGAATCTGTTTCGGAGGCTGCATGACGGAT